CGCCTTCTCGATTGTATATGCAGACTTCTAGATCATCGATCTGACCTACTCTAGCCATCTCATTGATCAAGAACTTCTCATTTATGAATTCAGCAAATCTCTTCATGTCTTAATCCTCTACGAAATCAATATAGAAATTCTCATCATTATTGTAAAGTAAAATATATTTTACTCTTCTGAGTCTTCACATTGTGCGAACCATGCATAAGAAATTAGATTCTAGCGAAGAGTGCTATAGTCTGGAACTATAATTCTGCCGTCATCATATCTCTCTAACTCTACAGTCTTATCTGAGTTATTTAGGTTCCACATAGATACGGCTAGATCATAATTGTTCTCATATCTTGAATCTTTACACTTACTGTTCATGAAATCGTTCAATCTATGACGACCTGATGTATTCAAGTGATCCTGATGGGTTCCGTGATCGAAGTATTCAGGAGACTCTAACTTTACGCAGCAGTCAAATCTATGAGGAAACTCTTTATCGACTATATGTACGTGGGGAATATTTCCAGGATCATCAGTATAGACTATCACTTGAAGATCGTTCATAAATCCAACACGAGCCATCTCGATCAGTAGCTCAGATTCAGTTAGGAATTCAGAAAATCTCTTCATTATTTCCTCTTACGTTTCAAATATACTAACTTTTGCAGATTCTCTAAATAATAAAAGAAAGTTTACAAATCTTCTTCATCATTTCCTTGAGATTTGAGTTCTTCTACTGCGAACTTGAAGACGAGATCGTTGATCTTCCTACCAGTCGCCAAGTTTATCGCGAGAGAAGCGTATCTCTTGCCCATGATTTCCACAGCCTTCTCGTAGCGTTCACGACCATCTAGACCCTGAATCTGTGAGTTAGCGCCGAGCGCACGCATCTTGATGTCGTAGCACTTTTCTTGTAAAGCTTCTGCGTATTTGCGGATCTTCCAGAGCTCTTCCGGAATCTGCATCATGTAGGTCGGATCGACTACTAGAGCCTTAATGTCGAAGTGAGCCCGAACGTCCTTCTTAGAGATAGCCGAGATCAGCTTGAAGCGCTCCAGATATTCGACGCCCTTGACCTTCACTTTGAACCCGGAGGAGAACGTGACTACGAACCCCTCATGGTCAACGTCTAGTGTCTTGGCGTGCTCGATCATCTGCTCCATCGTGTCGAACTTGTACTCCTGAGAGTATCGGCATCCGAGCTTGTAAGCAGCCTCGACCACGTCGATCATCTGAGACTCATGATGCTGCTGGTCGAAGAATCCTAGCAGAACCATTCCTTCATAGTCGTAGTGGCAGACGTGAGCGTCTCCGTTGTAGACTATCTCGAAGCAGTAAGTGTAGCCCTCGTGCAGCTCTTCATGATTGATGTTCTTTGGATCGTCGAACCAAGCCTGAGCCCAGTTCGACTGGTCAGCTTCGAAAGATCCGCCAGTCTTCACGATCCAGCGGCCGTCATAGAAGAATACGATGCCGAGGGATCCGTCGATCTTGTCCATCGCGCGGAACTTCTTCGTTATCTCTGGCTTCAGTCTCTTTCCGAGAGCAGTGAGCTCGCCGTTCTCGGTGTATATCTCTTGATAGTTGAAGAACTTGTCGAACGGGTGTGCGACAATCTTTCCAGTCGACTTCTCGAACACGATGCCACGGCACTGAAGCGTGATCTCGTCCCAAGCTCCGTCATAGACGGTCTGTCGAGAGTACTTGAACCCGACAAGCTTTCCGTCAGCAGACTCGTGCTTGTCTAGCCATCCGAGTTCAGTGTATTCTAAGCACTTCTGTAAAGTCAGCTCATTCATTACGGACACCACCAAGGCGTTTCGCAGCCTTCCTTCTCTTCTGGAGGAACCCACCACGGATCATCTTCTTCACTAGAAGCTGCAAGCAGCTCCGGTCCGTTCATCAGAAGGATCTTCAAGTCAGGTTTCTCATACTTCTTATTCATCATGTGCTTCTCCCAGTGCGGGCATGATTACGATCTCGCCCGGCCAGTCGATTTCCTTACGCCGCATCTTCTCCATCGTCTCTTCTGGAACTCCGTGGATAGATCCCCACATCGTCTTCAAGTGGAAGACCTGAAGAGACGCTCCGCAGCTCTTAGCGATCTGGTCCCACAAGTCCATGTCCTTCTTCGCCAAGTTCGTGTTAGCGACGATGACCGTGTCGCAGTTCTTGAGCGCTTCACGGACATGCTCGCGGCACCACGCGTGCGCTAGAGGAAGCTTATTCGGTTCAAACTTGTACTCGCCAGTGTCAGTCATGAAGAACATGTCGGCTTCGTAGTAGCCGACAGTCTCGCCGAGCTCGACATAGGTCTTCTGCATCTTGCGAGCCATAGTGCTCTTGCCAGAGCCAGGCAGCCCTCGAAATACGACTAACTTACTGTTCATTGTTCTGTTCCCATGCGATCATAGCCATTTCTCTATTAGTCTTATCTTTAACTTGAGAACTCTTCTCATTCAACCACATCTTAACTAGTTTCTCTAAATTATCAAAGCTTACACCATTCTTTTTAGAGAATATGATCTTAATGAGATTTCCGGTCTCGATCTCGAAAATGGCTTCATAGTCAGCGTTCTTTCTGTCAGGAGATGTAACGTGAATATGAGGAGGTTGATGGTCGTTAGACCATATCCTAACGTCGTATTTGTTAGTCGGCATTGACCCGTTGACCTCACGTACATTTACACGAGCCATCTCGACTAACAGCTCAGACTCATTTATATATTCTTTAGATGACTTCATACTAGATCTCCTTTACTGATATAATATAAGTAATTTCTAGAGAAATCTAAATAGAAATTCTCAAGAAAAGTGAGTAGTTAGGTACTCGATAGTCTTGTAAGACACATAGAACCATGAGCAGAAGAAGTGCAGAATGTTCCATGCTATGCCGTTTCCGGAGAAGTGAGACAAGAACATAGCCGTCATGCACCCTAAGAAGGGCATCTTGATCGTCAAGACGGGTCCTTCTTTCTTCTTCAGGACATCGATGAAGTAGAGCGCCAAGTCCCTCCACGAGTACTTGGTCGGCTCTGGCTTTTGAGTCTCTCCGCTGATGTTATCTTCCATTTTTCAATATCCCGTCTTTGATCAGTCGCTGCTCTAGTAACTCGGCTTCAAAGATCTTTCCTTCAGCTCTGAGCTTATCGATTTGCGCAATGAGGTTCTTGTAGCTTTGTCTGTTGCTCAAGAACGAAGCGATGGCTAAGAGTACGCATATGATGAACAAGATGCCGATCACGACGATGAACGACCACAGGAAGATGCACATACAGGACCAGTGATTCGGCCAGTCTATGATGGGCCAGTCTTTGAACATCCCGAGCTCGGCGCAGTGACACACTATCGCTAACAGCGTCCAGAGCGAGATAAGGGAGCCGAGGCTCAAGCTGATATTTGAGTTACCAGATTTTTCTGACGACATTGAATTCATCTCCTTTCCATTCGAGTATGCCCTTGCTGTGATCCAGGCACATGTTCTTGTAGTTCTTCAGATCGACTCTGCGATCGGGCCACTTCAGCTCGGGTGTCTTTCCTTCACGCACGTCGCGAGCGTAGTTCTCCTGATCGAAGCAGAAGTAGTCTTCAGGAATGACCAGATCGTGAGTGTGGCCATAGAGGTTAGTGAAGTGTGAGCCAGGCTCCAGCCAGACGGGCTCGTGAGACAGAATCCACTTGTCTTCCAGAATGACCGGAGTGTCGTAGACCTTGTCGAAGAGCATCGCGAGATAGTACTCGAAGCGAGTCTTGTGATTCAGACGACCGACGTCATGATTTCCGAGAACGAGGAATAGCCTGCGCCCTTTCTCTTTGATGCGCTTGACCGTCTGGAGAATGTCGATGATAGTGTCGTCGTCTGCGAAGTCACGCGGATTTCCACCACGGAACCAGAAGTCGCCGAGGTGCCAGATGTCGCAGTTCTCGGGAAGCTCATCGAACGCTTTCAGAATATCTTCGTTCATTCGCTGAACTTCTGGAACGTTAGCGGGATTCTTGTTTCCGCCCTCGACGTGATACGGCCTTCCGCAGTACTTGATGATGTTGGAGTGGCCGAAATGAGTGTCAGAGGTGATGAATGTCTGGCGGGTTCTCTTCAGCATGTAGTTGGTCCTTTTCTAATTATAAGTTTCATATACAATATAGTAGTTTAGCGCATTTCTGTAAAGTAAATTAAACTTTACAAAGTTACATGGAGCGGGACAAAGCTTGAGCTGTGGCGCTCTGTCTCGGGACGCTCTTCATATAGGCCCATCTTCTTCAAAGTTTCGGCAAGCTCAGCGAACGAGCACTCGTTCGGATTCTCAGGATCAAAGACGTTCGTGATCTTAGCACGGCTTGTCTTTATGTCATAGTTCAGCGTGTAGCAGTCAAGGCCCTTCTCGATCTTGGTGACGAACACATCAGATGAGTGAAAGCCCTTCAACTTTCCCTCGAACTCTTTGAACTTCCATAGCGCAAAAGTCTCGATATTCATCACAACGCCTCAGTGCAGGAGAACTAGAAGCATGACGACTATCCAGAACATACCTAAGAACGCGATCACGATGCTTATCGGATCCGCGTCCATCATTCTGCTAATGTAGTCTATCAACTTGTTCATCTCGTGATTATTTATACGCATTTTTACAAATATAGAAAATCCTCGGGCGTTCTAAACCCGAGGAACTGTAAAGATTTCTTAAATATTTAAAGTGTTCTAGACCCAGTTGATGTCTCGCATCCTATCAGTCTCGGGACAAGCGCCGCTGTGGAAGAACTGAATACCTTCTAGCTTTCGGCACATCTTCGATAGAAGCTTGTAGAGAGGAGATTCCTTGTCGTGATCGATAGCGCGATAGAGATCGACAGCCATCTTATCGAACGGCTCTGCGACTTCCTTCGTGTAGATCTTGTTGATTCGCTCTTTCTCTTCTTGAACGGACTTATAGTCGTCATTTGCTAGCGCACGACTGATCCACGGAGCTTCGAGATCGCGATCGAAGTCTATGACTCGATCATACATCTTTTGAAGCTTAGCCATGAGTTCAGGAGTCTTCTTCTGTGCTCTGCGAACTTTAGCACGCCAGCGACGTCGTGCGATCTGTTCAGGGGTCTTCTTTACTTTTACGTCCTCTGCTTCAAGGATCTGTAGTGCTTTGTCTAGTTTCATGTTACCTCTACTTTACTCAGCGAATCCGATGCGGCCAACGACGTCTTGGACGAGGTCGGCGATTGACATTTCCTGGTAGTCGTTCCACTCGTTCATCAGAACATCGGCGCGAGGCTGATCGATCTCTCCACCCTCGACAGCTCGACTCAGACAGTGCTGGAAAGTCTCGTTGCAGGCTTTGTTGATGCCTTCTGCGACGCCGTTCAGGATTGCGCGATCAAACTTAGCCATGTAGTTAGCGTACATCGTGTTGAACTTCTCGATCGCTTCGGACGGATCATCTGAAGCAGACCATTCGAAGTCGTTTACGAAGTTTCCGACATGATCGATCAAGAGATCAGCGATAGTCTTCTTGACATGTTCTTGTAGCTTCTCGGGAGTCATTTTTGTAGTCCTTTTAGCAGTTTTACGTAGCAAATTTAAGAAAATCTGGGCTATTTCTAAACCCTGATTTTCAGATTTTTAGATGTGCTTGTAGACGTCCAGGAACTCACGGAACGCTTCTACTACAGCCTTAGATCCCTTAGCGTCAAGCTTCTTCTCGAAGGCTTCCTTAGCTGGTTCGAGTGTATCGATAGCCTCTTCAGGCGTGTGCTGGATTCTCTTCTCTATATAGAGTCCAGTAGACTCGTTCAAGACCCACTCATAGCTCTCGCGAACGGCATTAACAAACGCATCCGGGCAGCTAGGACCCAATACGCTGTCGATTGTAATGAGCTGGAAGTTGCTCTCTACGACACCAGTCGATTCATTTACGTCTCCCACTCCTCTAGAAGAGACGCCCATTCTGACGTCCTGAAGAAGACCAGCCAACATCTTTCCGTTAGGCATATACTCAAGAACCTTAGCCTTACCGATTGCGAAGTCTTCGTCCATCTTCAAGGATACGATCTTGATCGCAGCTTCACGTGGATCTACTTTTGCACGCTCAGCGGGATGCTCAAGCTCGCCCAAAGCCTCGTTGTTCTTAATATATTCGTTGAAGCGGTTTACTTCACGTTCTATCAATGCTCTAGGATAGATGCGTCCATTACGGTTCTTCTTTTCTGCACCCATGAAAACACCCTCAATGTATAGGGTTTTTCCATCTTCGTCCTTGGAGGTCGTTACATCGTTGATAAACGATTCATTTAGAAGTTTCTTGTATTCAGCCATCTTTATAGCTCCTTAGAACTCTTTATACCTATTATTTATAGAGAAGTCCTAAGGATATGGGCTGAAATTCAGACTATTGCTCGATTTTCTTGCAAATTACGCCGTTTCCGAGCAGATATTCGATCCCACTGCGATCATCATACTCTTCAATGTAGTAGACTTCCTTGATTCCAGATGTCAGAATGAGCTTGCAGCAGTTCAGACATGGACTCGTCGTCAAGTAGAGCTGTGCGCCTGTGATGTCGGTGTTGTTCTTGAGCGCGAAACCCAAGCAGTTCATCTCAGCGTGTATCTCGTACTTGTCGGCGAACTCGTGATGGTCTCTGCGGTACTCTTCTTCAGTCAAGACCGTAACGTGTCTGGTCAACCAGTGCTGGAATGTGATCTTTCCGTCCGGAGTCCTCTTGTAGATCTTGTTGCACTCAGTGCAGCCCTTAGCGACGCCGTTGTAGCCTGAGCTGAGAATTCGAGAGTCCTTCACTAGAATAGCTGCGACCTGAAGCCGTGAGCACGTCGAGTATGTTCGCAGAGAGTTGAGTACGTCGACATAGAACTGGTTGAACTTCTTCTTGTCCTTACACATCGATCCGCTCCATCTTGATGAAGGTGTTAGCGTATTCTGGAATCTTGTCGAACTTGTTGGCTAGACCTACGGCCATCAGGAACTCCGACATGTCTCTCATGCTCATGCTGCTGAAGCGAAGCTTCTTGAACTCCTCCATGATTCTAGTCTGAACTGGAATAGGAATGCAGTCGAAGTCGATGAGCAGCTTGTTGCGCTCGAAGTTGTCGCGTATCTGCTGGCTCTCGTTTCTCAGCCAGTCATCCAATCCAGCCTCTACGATGTCAGCAGCCGTCTTGACCGAGACCTTAGGCTTGACGTGAGGAATACCGTCTCCTTTGTCTCCGACGACGATCTTCTCAAGAAGATAGCGCTCAGGATTGATGACCTGGACGTACTGGCGCTTGATCGGATGGTACTGCTTGTAGCCGTCATACTTCAAGAGCTGGTAGAAGTCGCGGTCGGTAGAGACGCAGATCACTTCGTTCGCTGGAGTGAGCCACTTAGTCAGGACTGCGATGAGATCATCGCCTTCAGCTCCTTCGACCTTGAGCTGGTAGACGTTCGGGATGTACTTCTTCATCTTGTCGCAGAAGTCGTCAGCCATAGGATAGAACGTATCGAAGTCGAGCTTGTTCTTCGCCTTGGCCTCTTTGCGGTTGGACTTGTAGTCGTTATAT